CCGAGCGCGACCTCGAACTGGAAACGCTGAACAAGCGGGCCGGTGATCTCGCCAAGAAGATCGACTTCGAGAAGTCGGTCGTCGAGTCGGCCAAGAACCTGCGGTCGGTGGTGGATCGCTGCACCCCCGCCCCCGAGGTCCGTGCCGAGGAGAAGGCCGTCCGCATCGAGGCCGTCCCGTTCGCGGGTCGCCTGCGTGCCTTCGAGAAGGCTGAGGATGCCTACCGGTTCGGCATGTACATCAAGGCCCGCAAGGGTGATGCCGAGGCCAAGCGGTGGTGCGACGATGCGGGCATCGACACCCGCGCTCTCGGCTCGACCGGTGCGACCACCGGTGCCGCGACCGTGGCCGACGTGCTCTCCTCGACCGTGATCCGGCTCGTGGACCAGTACAGCGCTTTCGTGCAGAACGCACAGAACGTGCAGATGCCGAGCGACGTGCTGCTGTTCCCGCGCCGCACGGGCGGTGCGACGAGCCAGTGGCAGGACGAGAACGTGGCGATCACGGCCAGCGACCCCACCATCAATCAGGTGACGCTGACGGCGAAGAAGGTCACGGCCGCGACGATCGTGGCGAACGAGCTTCTTGCCGATTCGGTCATCTCGATCGGTGACTGGGTGGCGGCCGAGCTCGGCCTGTCCCTCGCCAACGCCATCGAGTCGGCTGCGTTCTCGGGCAACCCGGCCAACGCCCCGGGCGTGGCGGGCCTCGTGACCAGCCACACGGGCGGTCTCCTGGCCTCCTCGGGTGCCACCTACGCGGCGTCGCTCGTGACGGCTGCCGGTGACACGCCCGACGAGGTGACCAAGGCCAACCTCCTGGCGATGATGGCGGCCATGCCGCAGCACAGCCGGGCCGGTGCCAAGTGGTACTGCTCGCCGTTCTTCTTCGCGACCTGCATGCAGGCTCTTGATCTGAACCAGGGCGGTTCGGTTGGCCTGTCGGCTGGCATGGGCCTCACCTTCCTCGGCAGCCCGGTGGTCCTCACCGACCGGCTCCCGAGCGGTGCGGACTCCTCGGGTGCGATCATGGCGCTGTACGGCAACCTCGCCAACAGCTCGATGTACGGCATCCGTCAGGGCATCGAGATCGCGTCCAGCGATCAGGTGAACTTCCTGAGCGAGCAGACGGTGATCAAGGCTTCGGCTCGCGTGGCGATCACGCACCACAGCCTCGGCTCCTCGACCGTCGCCGGGCCGGTCATCGGCCTCGTCGGTGCTGCCTAAGTCTGGCGGCTTGACACAGTTGTGATTCTGAGCGGGCGGCTTCCGAATGGGGGCCGCCCGCTCTCTTTTTGAGGTAGCACATGATCGTCAAGGTTGGGGGCACTGAGTGCGACATTCGGGTGGAGGCCGTCATGAGCGTGCCCCGCCTCGGGTTCATGGACAACTTCTACACCTGGGCGCAGGCGTTGATGCCGCTGGGCATCCGCCCCACGAAGGTGACCGGCGCGTTCTGGGGCCAATGCTTGCAGCGGGCCTTTGAGCAGTTCGCCGACAAATGCGAATACCTGCTGACCATCGACTACGACACCTTCTTCACCCGCGAGGACGTTGAGCAACTCTTCGCAATGGCGATGACGTTTCAGTGCGATGCCCTCACCGGCTTTCAGACGAAGCGGGAGGATGGCAGGCCGATGCTCACCTTGAAGGGCACGCTGGACAACCCGCCCGAAGGCGGCAAGACGACGCTGCCGCGTGAGTGGTTTGCGGAGCCTGTGCAGGAAGTGGACACGATGCACTTCGGCTGCACCGTCATTTCCACGGCCGCCCTGAAGCGGACGCTGAAACCCTGGTTCAAGGGCGTGCCCAACGACGAAGGCGAGTGGGGCGAAGGCCGCACCGATGATGACATCTGGTTTTGGCGGCAGTTCCGTGCCGCTGGGAATCGGCCCTACGTCTCGCCGCGCGTGATCCTCGGCCACGGCGAATACATGGTGACGTGGCCCGGCAAAGACTTGGGCAAGCCGGTTTTCCAGTACAGCACGGAGTTTGCGAACACGATGAAGCGGCCCGAGTCTGCATGGAGGGTGCCCGAATGACGAAACTAAGGATGCTGCGAGCGTTCAGGAACTACCGCCCAGGCCAAGTCGTGGAGATCCCCGGCGGGCTGGCCCAGGAGTTGATCTCCAAGCGGTTCGCGGTGGAGGACCGGCAGCAGGAATTGATTGAGACGGCCGCCGTCGAGCACGACGTGGAGACGGCCGACGCCACGCCCAAGCGGAGACGCAAGAAGTGAAGTACCGCAGCCTGACACGCCAGACCGTCCCGGCCGTCGAGCCCGTGACGCTCTCCGAGGCCAAGGCCCACCTGCGAGTGGACGGGAACGAGTCCGACTCGGAGATCACTGCCATGATCTCGGCAGCGCGTGAGTGGTGCGAGCAGTATCTGGATCGCACGCTGGTGCATACGCAGTGGGTCATGCGGTTCGACCGCTTCCCCGTGGACGGCACGGAAGACATCGAACTGCCACGGCCGCCGATGGTGACCAGCGGTGTGAACACGGCCGTGTCGCTTACCTACACGCTCGAAGGCGGCAGCACGGCGGCCTACGGCACCAGCAGCTACCGGGTGGACCGATTCGCCACGCCGGGGGCGGTGAAGACGAACTACGCCGGGACGTGGCCCCCGCACCTGCAAGATGACAACAGCGTGGCCGTAACGTGGTGGGCGGGCTACGGGGCGAGCGGCACCGACGTGCCCGCCGCGATCCGCCACGCGATCCTGATGCTCGTGGGCTTCTGGTACGAGAACCGCAGCACGGTGCTCGTTGGCTCAATCTCCAAGCAGCTTGAGTTCGCGGTCGAGTCGCTGCTCTCGTCACAGAAGTGGGGCTCCTACCGATGATCGACGCCGGGAAGCTCCGCGACCGCGTTACGGTCCAGATCGCCAGCGGCACGACCAATGCCCTGGGCGAGACGGTGCTGGCGTGGAGCAACTCCACGAGCGTCTGGGCAAGCGTGGACGGCGTGAGCGCCCGCGAGGCTCTGACGGCTGGCCAGCAGGACGTGAGCGTGACCCACAAGGTGCGGCTGCGATTTCTGCCGGGCCTTACGCAGCAGATGCGTTTCGCATGGCGGGGCCGCACGCTGGAGATCGTGAGCCTGCTCGAACACGGCAACCGCAGCGAGCACGAAGCGATCTGCACGGAGAACGTCGGCTAATGGCTGGCATCAAGGTCGAGGTGTCGTTTGACGACATCCAGCCGATCCTCGACAAGTTCGCCGCCCTGCCTGGGCAGGTGGGCGGCACCATGCTGCGGGCCGCGCTCCAGAAGGCGATTGAGCCAGCCTTCACCGCCTTGGGCAACGTGACGCCGGTCGGCCCCACTCGCAACCTCTACCGTGCCCGCAATAAGAAAGTGGTCGTTTACCAGAAGGATCGCGTGGGCGTGGGCCTGGTCGGCTACACGCAGTCGGGCAAGGCCGACAACACGAGCGCGCAGGGTGGCAAGGTGCGTGCGGGCCGGGACCGGGCGTTTCACCAGTGGTGGATTGAGAACGGCACGAAGCCCCGCAAGATCACGACGCTGGCCAACAAGCCTTACCAACGCCGCAGCAAGAACGGCCTCGTGCATTGGGTGAGCGGGCAGAACGGCTACATCGCCAGTTCGTTCAACGGGCTGGGGCCGTTTAAGATCCGCAAGCAAGGCAACTCGTTCACCACGAAGCCCGGCTATCCCAAGGCGTTCTTCGTGAAGCGGAGCCAGCCCTTCACGATCCCGGCGACCCCGGCGGGCGGCGTGGCACGTCAGCCGCCCGTGCAGACGGCGTGGCAGCGGTCGCAGTCGCAGGTGGCCAGCGTGCTCCGCGAGCAACTCTCCCTGTCGCTGGAGCGGGCGCTGGAATCCATCGCCACCTTCTCGGGCAAGACGGTCTCGGGCTAACTGCAAGAGGCGGCCCGCGGCTGGCGATGATGCGGGCATGCCGCTCAAGAGCCCCGAGCAAGTTGCGAGAAATGCCCTGGTGACGAGCACGGCCGTGTCGTCGCTCGTGGGCACGCGGATTTACCCCGTGCTGGCCCCCGCCACGGCGGCCCTGCCGTTTGCGGTGTATCGCCGCAGTTCCATCCAGCGGCAGCAGACGCTTGCCGGGCCGCTGGGCCTGCCGACTGTGAACATGGAGATGCAGATTTACGCCACCACCTACGAGGGCGCGCGCGAGGTGGCCGATACGTTCCGCTCCGTTCTGGATGGGTACGGCGGAACCTTGAACAATGTGGAAGTACAGAACGCTTCGCTGGAGCAGGAGTCGGACGACTTCGTGCAGTTGGCTGGGGCGGAATTGCCTCCGGTGTATAGCGTCACGCAGAACTACGCATTGACCTGGGTGGAGACCTGAAATGGCAAGCCTTTCGAGTGGTTCGGTCTCGGTTAACGGCAGCACGCTGCAAGCCTATTCGGTGCAGTTCTCTGGCGCAGGCGGCGGTGCTGGCGACGACACGATTGACGTGACCACGCTGACCGACAACCAGATCGTGACGATGGAGCGTCCGCTTAAGGCTTCCGGCGCTGCCGGGGCAACCTACTCCGTCACGGTTGAGTATTTCGGCACCAAGATCAGCACCAGTGCGAGCGCGAGCGTGACGCTGCCGGTGCTTGGTGCTCGTTCAAACTGCACGGTGTCTTCGTCTTCGACCACCTACGCCGTCAATGATGCCGTTCGTGGTTCCGTCACCATCCTCGTTCCGTAAGGTGCATTCATGGCAAGTAGTTCACAGGGCAATCGCGGCTCTTTTACGGTGTGCGGCACGCTGCTCAACGAGATCACGCGATTCGTTGAGACCGGCAACAACATCGCCGCCACCGACAACACGATCGACGTGAGCCACCTGGGGATCACTGGAACCAGCACGATCACGATTGCCGCGCTGGCCGATCCCAACGCCACGGGCGGATCGCCCACGGAATATCAGATCGACTACATGGGCACGGCGCTCTTCTTCGTCGGCCAGACCGCCGCAGGCCAGACCGTCACGGCAGCATCGCTGACGCTGGCGGTCAACGACGTTCCGCGTGGATCGGTCACCGTCTCCATCGGGTGACAAATGGCCGCGTCATCGCAAGGCTTTTCCGTCAGCTGGAACGGGTCTGAGTTGGCGGAGGTCTACTCCGTCGCATGGCAGAAGGGTGGCGGCATGCCAACCAGCCGCGATGGGACGTGGAGCGATAGCCTCGGGAGTTTCTCCGTCGAGGCTTTCGCGCCAATCGGTGCGACGTATGGGCAGCGTGCGTCTTACAGCGTCGGCGGTTTGACAGGCAATGCAGTATGTACCGGCGTGGGCGGCACCGTTCAGGCGAACGACGCCCGGCGGTACTCTGCAACCTTTCAAATTGTGAGCTAATCCATGACGCTGACCAAGCAGCAAATTCTTGCGGCGGATGATCTCGGCCTGCTCGAAGTCCCGGTGAAGTCGTGGGGCGGGAGCATCTACATCCGCGTGATGAGCGTGGCCGAGCGGGACGCCTACGAAAACGAATGGGTCCGCTCGAAGCAGACCGGCGTGGACAACTTCCGCACGAAGTTTCTCCAGAAGGTCATCTGCGACGAGAAGGGCGAATTGCTCTTCACCACGCCCGAGGACATTGCCGCCCTGGGCAAGAAGAGCGCCAAGGTGATGGGCCTCATCTGGCAGAAGGCGATGGAGCACAACGCCCTCACGGAAGAGGACGTGCAAGAACTGGGAAAAGCCTAAACGCCAGGCCGACGCGCCGGTTCATGTTCCGCCTGGCGGCACACCTCGGCATGACTGTCCGCGAGCTCGGAGAGCGGATGGACTCTCGCGAGTTTGCCGAGTGGGTGGCGATGCACCGATTCTTTGAGCCGCTGCCCGATCCGTGGAGGCAGACGGGGCTGCTAGCCTCCGCATCTCTTGCGCCATACTGCCCTAAAGGCCGCACGCCCAAGGCCGAAGACTTCGTGCCCGTCGAGACGCCGAAGCAGCACGACAACCAGATTGCCGACGCCATTGAGCAGGCGAAGGCTCGCATGGCGAAGAAAGGCTCCGCGTAATGGCTACCGTCCTCGGCTTGGCAATGAAGATCACGGCAGACGCCAGTGGTCTCCAGAAGAGCCTGACGCCGGTAGATCGGGCGCTCCAGAAGTTGGGCGAGCAGGCGAGCGCGTCGGCTTCGCTGTTCGACAAGTTCCTGGGCAGCACTAGCGGTGCGTCGGCGGCCCAGCGGCAGGTGGCCACCGACATCGCGTTTCTCACGTCGGCCCTGAAGACGGGGCAGGTCACGGCCCAGCAGTTTGCGGAAGAGTTTGCGAAGATCCAGACGGCGGCCAGCGGCACGGCAGCCGCCTTTGCCGAGGGGCAGCGGCTGACGGAACAATTCGCGTCGGCGCAGGAGCGGCAGGCTTCCACCACGCAGCGGCTCGCCCAACTGTACGACCTCGGGGCCATCAGTCTTGAGACCTACAACCGAGCCTCTGCGGCGTCGCTTGGCCTGAACGAACAGGCCGCCCGTTCTGAGCAGGAGCGTGCTTCGCTGTCCGCCCGTGCGGCCCAGTTGCAGGAGCAGGCCCGCAGCCCGCTGGAGCGATACGACGCCCAGGTGCAGGAGCTCGTCACGCACCTCAACACGGGCAGCCTCACGCAGCAGCAGTTCAACACGCTGGTGGCCCAGGCCACGCAAACCTTCGTCCGTGCCGAATCCGCTGCCAAGGGCTACGACGCGGCCGTGGAGCAGGCGGGCAAGAAGGGCAACCTCGCTTTTAACGAACTAGCGGGCACGCTCGCCGTCCTGCCGGGGCCGATTGGCAACGTGGCCGGAAGGCTCTCGGGCATTTCCAGTGCGGCCGAGGGGCTCAACCGCATCTTCTCCAACGGCGGCGGGATTGGGCAGTTTGGTGCCGCTATTGCCGGGCTTGTGAATCCGACGACGCTGGCCCTTGGCGGGCTGGCTGCGTTTGGTGCTGGGGCCGTGGCCGTGGGCCGTGGGCTCGTGCAACTCGAAGGCGAGGTCGAGCGGCTGGGCCAGTTGGCTGAACGGCTCGGCGTGTCGTTTGGGTTCGTGCAGGTTCTGGAGACGGCCGCGAACCAGACGGGCACTAGCGTCGAGGCGCTGGGCGGCAGTTTCACCAAGTTCCTCCGTTCGGTGGATGATGCCCGCGACGGTGGCAAGAACGCTGCCGCTGCGTTTAGGACGCTTGGGCTGAGCACGGAGGACGTGCGGAACGCCGACCCCGAGACGCTCTTCACGCAAGCAGCGCAGGCCATCGCCAAAATTGAAGATCCGGCGAAGCGCGCGGCTACTGCGGCTGCGTTGTTCGGCAAGAGCGGGGCGGAACTTCTGCCAGTTTTTCGGCAGTTGGGGGCAGCCGCTGCCGACCTTGATCGCGTCGGAAATATTTTGACCGACCAACAGAGGGCACAGATTGATCTTTTCGGAGATTCACTGGACAGGCTCGGGGTTGCAGCGCAGGGCTTTGAAAGGCAGCTAACGGTCTCGTTCGCTTCCGGGGCAACTGGTGCCGTGGACGCTTTGGCGGAGATCATTGGGTCAATAAACTCGTTCACGAAAGCAGCGAGCGCCGCCGCCGAAGGGCCGCTCAAGGCATTGCGAAATGCGCTTCTAGCCACCGGACTGTTTAAGCCGCTCGATGAGTTGGACGACGGGAAAAATCGTCTTGATGAGGTGCGCCAAGCGGCAGAGCGACTAAAGCAAGTCGAAGTGGCCAACATCGTGACGGTTGACCAGTTTGAGGCGGCGCAGCGCCTTGCCAAAACGCTGGACGATCTCAAGGCCGCATCCGAAGACTTTGGTGCAAACCAAGAACTGGCGGCAGCGGCGGCGGGCAAGGCCATCGACCTCTTCTCCAAGGAGGCCGAGGCCGCTGGAATGTCGGCCGACAACATCAAGGCATTCGCCGATTCCGCCGACGCCGACTTCAAGCGATTCATCGACGGGATCAACAGGGTTGCCGACGAATCGAAGAAGGCTGCGGAAGAGCGTGAGCAGGCCATTCAACGGCTCATCCAGGCCGATGCCCAGCGTGCGGACGCATTCATCCGGCAGAACGGCCTGAGCAACGAAAACGAAGCCGCTGAAAACCTGCTGGCGATCACGCGGCAGATCGACGAGGCCGAGACCGCCATCGTGCAGGCCCGTGCGAAGGGCGACGCCGAGGCCGAGAAGGCCGCCATGCGGCGGCTCCAGATTCTCGACCAGGCTCAGGCCGCCGCCCAGGACACGCTCGACTTTGGCTTCAACGCCAACGACATCCAGCAGGCGATTCGCGGCGCGCAGGACGAACTCGATGCCGTCATCGCCAAGGCTGGCGAGTTTGGCCAAGCGGGCGTGCAGGCCGGGCTTGAGTTCCAGCGCGGGATCGAAAGGGCGAAGGGCCAACTTGACGGCGGCCTCATTGACCCGAAGGGCTTTGATGCGGCGATTCAAAAGCAGCAGCAACTCTTCGACGACCGCATCAAGCGGCTGGAGGAGATCCGCAACTTCGAACTGCAAATCCTCGAGGAGCGGGCCAGCATTGAGGAAGACCGGCTTGCGGCCCTTCGCCGCACCGCACAGCAGCCGCTTCAGGTTGCCGACATCCGCACCCAGGAAGGCGCGTCGGAACTCGTGCGGCTCGCCACGGGCCGCGAAGACCCGGCGATTGAGGAATACCGGAAGCAACTTGACCAGTTGCGGAAACTGGAAGCCAAGCTCGACCGCTTGGGTGCCGTCCCCGTCGAAATCATGGGTGGATAATGGCAGTTGTTTCATCACGCGAACTTGGCCGCTCATTTTCGCACCGCTTCGGCGAGAGCCCCACTGCGCAGATTCGCGTAGCCTTTGACCTTGATGGTGCGACTAGCACGCAGACCATCATCAGTAGCGGTGGCTACTCTCACGGCACGGCGCACCCCGAATACGGCTACATGCTGTGCGTTGATGGGCAGGTCACGGAATCCAGCGCCTACAAGGCCGAGGCCGTCTATTCGTTTGCCACGCCAGCGGAAGGAACCGGCGGCTTTGCGGCGAGCCCACTTGCACGGGCAGACGTGTGGAGCTTTTCCACGAGCGGCCTGTCGGTGCCCACATTCCGCTACTACAACGGCAGCGGCAATGGCGACATCAAGCCCCTTGTGAACTCGGCGGGCGACATCATTGAGGGCGCGCAGGCGATCGAGGGCGAACTGCGGGCCACGGTGTCTGGCAACCGTGCCGCGTTCCCGCTGGCCACGGCCGTGGCGGTGACGGGCTGCGTCAATTCGGACACCTACGCCGGGGCTGCACCACATCGGTGGCTTTGCAACGGCATCAGCGCGCAGAAGACGACCGAGGTAGTCAACGGTGCGCAGGTCACCTACTGGCAAGTGACGGCCGAACTCTCTTACAAGGCGAGCGGGTACAACCTCTTCCTGCCGAATGTCGGGTGGAACTACATAGACGGCGGCACCAAGAAGCGGGCTTATGTCGTGGAGCCCGACACGCAGGAGAAGATTGCCTCCGCGAACGTCGTGGCCTTGAGCTCTGGCGGCGGCCTGCAAACCTCTGGCGACGTAATCATCTTGGAGCGTCGCGTGAATCCCGCCGTGGCATTCGCCACCTACTTTGGCACGCCTCCCACGTCCTGACCGAGAGGCACCGCGATGACACGCAAGGCAGACGGCAAGCCAGCCCAGATCGAGCGCATGGCCTTCACGCGCCCCGCTGCGGAGCGGATCGCCAAGGTGGTGCGAACCGTTGAGGCTGGCGACCGCGACCAGCCGGGGATCACGTTCGGCTCGGCAACGGTCGGCCCCCGGACCTTCCGCATGGGGACGTTCACCGGGGCGTGGCCGATCAACGGCACGAAGACGGTGACGCTGCAAGGCTCGACGGCCACGCTCGTGGCAATCAACCGATTCTTCGACCACCCGGATGTCGGCACGCGAAACTGCGCCGTCGCCAAGGACGGCACGGCGTGGAACCTCATCCAGTGGCAGTGGAACTACAGCGTTGCCACCGTTGTGACTGGCGCGAGCCTTGGGTCGAATGCGCTCACGTTTAGCCGGGCAAGCGTCGTCGTGCTGGACCAGGGCACCGCCGCCGCCGTTTCTATCTCCGTCACCACCTGCTCAACGGCAACGGCTACCGCATGACGCTTGTGAATCAGGGCGGAAAGTTGCTGCTGCAAAACGGCGCGCTCGCCACGGGGCAGGGGTGTTGCTGCAACAAGTGCTCCGGCCCGTGCCCGAACGGCGTGAGCGATTGTGCGCCGGGGTGCGCGTGCGTGGATGGGGAGTGCGTGGATTGCCCGGGCTGCTGGAGAGTGCTATTTGAGTGCAGGTATGGCACTTGCTTTGGCTTCGACAACCCTTTCCCAGACGGCGGCTCAAGTGAGGTCTTTGAAGTCAAATACACCCAAGTCGGCACATTCTGCACGGAAGCGCAGGCGCAGGCGTTTATAGATGGCGCAAATCCGGCAGATTTTTATTGCGATCCGTGGGCTATGACCGGCCCCGATCTGTTTGGGCAGGGCTTTACAGACTGCCAGTTAACTGAAGGCCCGACACTCATCCCGCCTCTTGAGTGCTCCAACCCACTCCCATGATCGCCTGCCATCGCAAACACCTTGAGGCCCGATGCCGCGAACGTGGCTACACGCTCGACGAAGTGCGGCCGTGCATCGTCAGCGAGGACGGCGACCAGATCACGGTGGACGTTGACCATCCTGCATACCCCCGCGAGGCCAAGCCGGGGTTCGTTCCGCCGCAGCCGAAACCAGCAGCCCCGACGCACGGCCCCGGCACCGAACTCTCTAAACTTCTCAAGCGTTTCGGCATTGAGCCGACGCCAACCTGTAAGTGCCGGGCCAAGGCTGCCGAGATGGACGCCTGGGGCTGCGACGAGTGCAGCAAGCCCGAGCGAATTGAGGAGGTGGTGGCCGTGATGCGAGAGGAGGCCAAGGCTCGCGGCCTCCCGTTCCTTGACGCTGCCGGTAGGGTGCTGGTGAAACGGGCGATTAGCAACGCCCGCAAAGCGGAGGCCCGCCGTGCCAAGGAAGCCCAGCCAGCCGAAAGCGGCCCGGCCTAACCTCGCCGAGCTCGACTACGAGGACGACGACGCCTCGCCGCCGTTCACCTTGGACGACGACGGGAATATGGTCCTGCGGCGTTCTGCGAAGCCCAAGCCGAAAGGGAAGCCCCGTGGCAAAAAAGCCGACAAGCCTGCTCGATGACGTGCTGGCTCGGACGCGGAACCGCAGCCCTGGATTCGGGACGTGGTTCGAGAGGTTGCCAGCCGAGGCCCAAGCGGAACTGGAAGCGGTGCGAGCTTCGTTCGATCACGCGACACACCAGAAGACGGCCTTCGCTCGTGCGATCATCGAAGCCGCACGCGAGCGCGGCTGGAAAACGAGCGGCTTGCAAGGAGTGATCCAGTGGCTAAACGGAAAACGCTAGCGGCTTCCGTGGCGTCGAAGCTCCCGCCCGCGAAGCCTGCCGCCGATGCCGAACAAGTCACGCAGCGGCAGGACGGCGATTC